CCGCAGCTTGATGAGCTATTTGTCTTTGACACATAAACCAACATCGTCCATCAGATGAACTCGCAGCCTGCAAGAAAGAAGCATCACCATAACTTTGCTCCATGATTTGAGGAGTGAATCCGGAAACATTCTGCGAAATCAAAGTTTGAAATGCAGCCATAGATCCATTTTCATTGATAATAAAAACAAATCTACTTCCAGCTCTGGACAAGTCAATAAAAGCAGTTTCGTCAACAGGATTACGAATTGTCTGTTCATTAACGACGGATACAATATCACTCGTGTAAGCATTATTAATACCATCCCATAACATTTGATGAGCATCATTCCCGGATAGCACTAGAATTTGATTATCAACTGCCTGAGGTTGCAAAACAGTTGCAGGAGTGGAATCCTGTAACTGTAATGTAAAATTGGTTGGTGTAATTGCTACAACATCTGAAAGAGGGCTTGAATAAATGCCTGTATTAGTATGAACCGTGATACTGCGATAAGGCACAATGAATTTGATAAAATTCATGTTATCTGATGTTGGATACCATGAAATCGCATCATCATCATCATTGGTTAAATCACCAAAATCTGAATAGTCATTTACGACACTCGCCCAAAAACCATTTGGCAAACTCGTGTTATTAGCAAATAATGCACGACTTTGATAACTGGAACAAACTTGTGGATAACCTCTAGTGGCACTCCAGGCAGGCTCAGATAATAATACTTGGCTACCTTGATATGCAGCAGCAGGAATAAGGTTTTCAACAGCTATTGTGAAATGTGACGTGTCTGCGACGGCAGTAATTCTTCCTGATCCACCACCAGCATAGAATGCACCACCAACATAAACTGATGTTAATGGTGTATAACCTGAACCTAACGTCACTGCTTGTGTAGCACCTGATTGAGCAGCAACAGTAAAAACAATTGCATCATATGAAGTTGTTTGACCATTAAAATCGTAAACCGGAACATTCTTAAAAAATGTATTCGCAAGTGTCCAAGTATTTTGAACATATGCTGTTGTTGTACCTGTACCTAAACTTTGAATTGTAATCGCAGCTGAAGTGTCAGATTGGTTCTTTAAGAAGTATGCAGCATCTTGTGCATCTGCAAATAGTGTCGCGACTGTTGTGCTAGTTGCTGCTGCAAAATATGTAACATTTGGTACGATCTGAGGAGTGGTTTGCATAATCGAACCACTACCTGTTTGTGCAAATTGAATCGGATAAACTACACCTGCTGTAAAACCTGCTGATGTTAAAGTGAATGTTGTAGTAGTGAATGCACTTACAACAATTCCAGAATTAAGTGATCGAGTTAAATCTTGTGGTTGCATGTTAGCCGCTGCCATTCTAAACGCTGAACCGATAACAGTCGTGCTCATGTTATAGACTTGGTTCTGTGTAAAAGAGTTTGACACTGTTGCAATCAAAATCCCTTCAAGATAAATGTAAATTGAACCTGGAGAGATTACTAATTGGTAAACGCATTCAGCTAAATATTGAAAGGTTGCAAAATAGATTTGATTAAATGAGGTGATAGCTGAATTGAGTTGTGCGCAAAATAATGTACCAAATCTTTTTCCGGCTGCACCTGTCGGATAAGTTAAAACATTCTGAGCGGTCTTTAAACCATTTTGATATTCATTAACAGTACATCGTGCATACATGAATGGTGATAATTCACCTTTGGTGAAGATATCTTGTGACCATAATGTATATGCCATGTCTTCATCTCTTATCCTATTTGATTACCAATGATACCAGTAATGTTACGTTTTGTGAGCATTGGAATTTCCCAAGCATTCCATTGAGGTCTATTCTGCGCATCTGTTGCTGATGCAATTGCCCATTGAACATTGCGATCAATTCTTAACTCTGCCAAATAATCAGGTTTTTGTGCAGCTGCTAATGCACAGAACATAGCTAAATCATAAATAAAGAAATCAACAAAATAAGCGGGTAATTGCGCTATTTCAGGTAAATAAGCAAATTCCATGTAGACAGGTCCATCAACGCCCCAATTACACCAAATTTGATTATTAGAATAAATTTCGTAAACATAATTCTGTGGAATGATTCTAATATTCTTTAGATATCCAGCTGGCAATAAATAAATTTGATTGAAGTTAGTTTGTGGTGGTGGAACTTCAGTTGACAAAGTTAATTGCTGAATTTGAGTAGCGAAACGCCAGTTGCCAGTACTAATTGTGCTAGGCAAGAGAATATCAAAAGCTTGTGATATTGCTATGATCAGATCATCAGCATTTTCAAGCGTAATGATAGGTTTATGACCAAGTTTCATTGCAGCCAACGAAACGATGCTTGTTTTGCTGTATGCCACTTGGTCACCTCTTTAATCATTAACTATTGCTTGGGACAATCTTATACCAGGTCTTAGCTGTAAAAGTACTATCGCCAGTAGTAAATGCTTGCGTCACATTCGAAAGATATAATCCTTTATTCACCGTTGTTGTAAATGGTAATGCAACAGCGCCACCACCGAATGTAAACGATGTGCTTGCAGCGGCAAAGAACGTTGCAGCAGAAAGAGTAGTTGAGGCAATTACTCCAGCTCCATCAGCAGTGCTATCATACTGTACTGCGACCACACCACCAGCAGCATAATCAACAGTACCATATGTCATTTCTAAAACTAATTTATCAAATATTAAAAGTGTATTTGCACCAGGGGGAGCCACTAACTCTACAGGAGCTGCAAACATACCATTGAATTGTGATGCACTTATAGAAACTTCAGCATAATTCAAGTAATTAGTATCTAACAATAATGATGTACCACTAAAACTTAAACCATTTCCAAGTGTCACTTCTTCATAATTATGCGCCGATCCTGTTGGATTTGCTAAAAGGACATTACCAACGGATGCTTCTTGGATTTTTGCATAAGTCACCGCATTATTAACAATATTAGCTGTACCGATAGAACTTGTTAACCCCATCGATTCAGTTGTGACACTTGTAGAACTCACGGCAGTAACAACTAATGCCATACTTGCATCTGTTCCACCACCTAAAATCATGTCACCTACGCATAGAATAGGCCATAAACTTAAGAAATAATTTGATGCTTCAATCGTAGCAACTGTATCATTTGGACTTAAGTAATAATACATATTTGGAGCATTAAGTGTTGTATTACCAACCCCATAAACATCAACGACTTCTTGACCTTGGTTCAACGCTGGTGAACCACATGTCCAGTTTGCATCTGTAAAAGCCATGTTAAAAACTCCTTTATTTCATTAAATAATATTAAACCACAGCTTCATCACAGTTGATTTGGATAATACCCAAGTTATCGATTGTGATAGCACCTGCTGAGAAAATCCCGTTAATTAACCAAGAAGTTTCACGTGGCAAATAGTTAATTTCAGTTCTAAAATCATGACCAATACCCATACCTGTTGATTGTTTATGCCAGAAAAAGCATTCACGGATATTTGGACTTAAAGAAGCAAATGGCAAGCCACCTTCAAGCATGTTAGGAATTACCAACAAATTAATTCCTAAATAATCTCGCACAAATCCTTTATCTAATACTCTGTTCTGAGTATAGAAGGTCGATACGAATTGATCAGCTTGTAATAAAGCTTGGAAAGCACTTGCTGAAACAGCCCCAAATCTTTCAGGCAATGGCACAGCATTATTATCAAAGAATTGAATAACGTCTGTGTATTTCAAGTATGTTAGATTTGTACCGCCATCAATAATAGTCGAACCAGGACTAACTGCTAATGAATTAATGATAATTTGATCTGAACGACGACCTAATGCGTTAGCAACAATCATCGCATTTTCCATCTTCGCATCAAAGTTAACTGTTAATTCTTGAACTGAGTCAACAGCAGTTGGTGCGGTGTACTTTTGCAGAATTGCAGAATATTGGCTGTAGCCTGGATCTTGAATCGTAACAGTTTGCAAATAGCCTGTTGGTACAGCTTGGATCTGATTTACTTTACGAAAAGAAACTGTAGCACCGATTACATCTCGTCTAACACGAACTGTATCGCGTAATATAAAACCTAGAGATTGATATTGTGCTTTAACGAGTGCATCAAACTCGATTTGTTGGGCAGATGTTAAAGAAGTTGACATTAGATGAAGCTCCTAAAATAAATAATGAAATAAATTTCACCATTGTCTTTTTGGGCTTCATGCTATTTAGATTGTCTCTTGCGAGGTCTAGGCAGTAAGTTGTCCAAATCAATTGGTATACTGGTTAATATTATATCACTTTAACCGCCAACCTTGTCAATGTAGTTTGTATTATTTTTAACAGCTACTTCCATACGTCGTAATAAATCATCTCGGTATGATTTATCAGTTTTGTATTTTTCAAGATTAGTTGATAATTCCATCTTCAAATCATCAATTGTAGCTAACGTATTGACTGATCCAGCATTGCCGGGTATTTGTGCAGCATTAGACATGACTTTTCCTCTTAATTCTTCCAGTGCTTTAAATGCATCGGCATTTCTTAAATTAGATCGCAATGCTTCATAAGAATCTTTAGTTAAATTTGCTTTAGCCCAATTATCAACTATGGAAATTCTATTTTGCGCATCATCACCAAGTTTCTTAATTTCTTCATTGATGTCAGTACTAAACTCATCCATATACTTATCGAATGATTCAAGCATTGTGTCTAACACATCTTGTGAGACTCGTTTTTCTTTTGCGACTTTTTTTAGATTCTGAAATGGTTCGTAGTCCGGATCGATGTATTTTGATTTTGATAAATCGTACTCATCAGGAACCGTTCCTAATCGTTTTTCAAGCTCAATATGACTTTTAGCTAAATCAGCAGTTGTTTTAAATTTTTCTGGCAACCAGGTTGGTCTATCACCTTGTCCTGGCAATCCTTCATCAATAAACCATTTTGGTTCTGGTAATTGTTCATTAGGAGTCTCTGACATTATTTTCCTGCCTGTATTCTCTGTTCATGTGCAATAATGGAACTTAAAAAGAAACGTATTAATTCTTTAAATCCTTCACCCCAAATTACATCTTGCTCATAGTTCGCAGAACCTTTTGCAGCTAATGCTGGAATTAACCATCTTTCCTTCATCACTTCCAATAATCTTTTACCTGGCTCAAATTTAAGAAAAACTTCATAACAAAGTTTATCTAATTCGATAATTGCTGGTTGATTTTTTAATGCATCAATATTTTCTTGATATTGTTTAGCATAATTTTCAGGTTGTAAAATTGGATTATTATCAAAATTCTGATTTTCTTCAAATGACATTCAGACCTCTATTGAATAGGTGGCGCGATGGGTTGTTGACTTGGATTTCCTGGTTGTTCTGGCATACTTCCAGCAGGATTTGCTAGCTCCATCATACTTTGCTTATCTTGCTGCATTTGCATGATTCGTTTCACGTCTTCAGGTTTATTCAAAAATTCATCATCAACTTGAAGCATCTTAGCCAACTTATATGGAGTTGTTGCTGGATTAATATAAAGCTGCGTAGCTTCCGGTCCCATGATTCCCTGCATGATCTGTACAAATTGAATAAAGCGTTCAGCATCAGAACGACCTTTGCTTAACTCAAGTGGAGACTTGTATTTAAACCGAATTGGAACGCCTCCAATATCAGGATAAGGTAATATCCCCATGGTATGTAGGATATAAGCAAATCTCTTAATGACAGGCCATATCATTTCTCTAATTTGACGCGAGAATGTTGGACCAATTCTTTCAGCTAAAGTAGATTGTTTCATCGCTAATTCATAAGCAGTTTGCGGTTGTACACTCTTAGAATCTTGGGCTTCTTCAGCTAGCAATAATTTCTTAATCTGCATTCG